GTAAGCAAAGTTGCCAGAGCCTGTAACGGTCATGGCAGCGTTGTTCGCTACACCTGTACCGCCGTTAGCTGCTGGCAGTGTGCCAGTGACGCCTGTGGTTAGGGGTAAGCCTGTTAGGTTTGTGGCAACTCCGCTTGTCGGTGTGCCTAGCAATGGCGTGACCAGGGTGGGTGAAGTTGACAGCACATTGTTGCCAGAGCCTGTGCTGGTGGTGACTCCCGTACCGCCGTTGGCAACTGCCAGTGTCCCTGCCAGTGTGACTGTGCCAGAGGAGGTGATAGGCCCACCGCTTGTCGTCAATCCTGTGGTTCCACCTGAGACATCAACGCTTGTCACTGAACCAGCGCCTGGCCCGGTGAATGCCACGGTGATGGCACCGCTGCCGTTGGTGATGGTCACGCCAGAGCCAGCGGTCAGTGTTGCTGGTGTAAGTGTGTTGCCAGTGGTGTTGCCAATGAGTAGCTGACCATTGGTGAAGCTGGTCTGTCCTGTGCCGCCGTTGGCAACGGGAAGCGTACCCGTCACGCCCGTTGATAGCGGCAACCCTGTAGCACTTGTCAAGACTGCGGCTGATGGTGTGCCGAGGTTTGGGGTGACTAAAGTTGGGGATGTGCTGAACACCAAATTGCCTGTTCCAGTTTCATCGGTCACCGCTGCCGCTAAATTAGCTGAACTTGGGGTTGCTAAGAAAGTGGCAACACCACTTCCGAGTCCGCTGACACCTGTGCTAATTGGTAAGCCCGTGGTGTTGGTCAATGTTCCAGATGATGGTGTACCCAGAGCGCCGCCATTGACTACAAATGCCCCCGCCGTGCCTGTATTCACCCCCAACGCCGTCACAACTCCTGTACCCGTTGTTGTTGTGCTTGGAGCCGCACCAGCACCTCCACCCAACACCAGAGCATTGGCTAACAATGCATTAGATGAAGCCCAAGCACTTGTGCTGGAAAAATAAGGAACGCCACCACTAGTACCAGCAATCGTAAATGCCGGTGTAGTGGTCGGGTTAGCAACCGAAACAATGCCGCCCGTCCAGCCAACGCTAGTTACACCATCTGCAACGCTAGAGGCAACCTTAACGTAATCTGTACCGTTGAAGTACACAAAACATTTCTCACCAACAGCAACAGAAACTCCTGTTTGCCCAGCGGCTTTAAATGTTACCGCGCTGGTAGCACCTGCATGATCCACCATGTACAGCTTGCTGTAACTTGGGCCGGTGATAACCTTGGTGACCGTTTGAGTACCAGTGATACGAATCACCATGTACTGAGCCGTGGTAGAACTTATGAAGGTTCCTGATGAACTGCCCGTGGTGTTAGCCAGAGTAATCGCACCATCACCCGCGAAAGACAGCGTACCTGCGATGGCAATGTCAATATATTCGGTAATTCCGTAATTGACAGTATCGCCCCAAGTACCCGAAAGTGAACCTTGCGATGGGGTAACTAAACCTAAAAGAGTTGTGGTCGCCGCCATTAAAAACCCCTAAATTGTTGAGACCGCAGACCAAACTGCTGTCCGCGTGTTGCTGATGTCCTACCACCTCATGGTAGCCGTATCAATGAGGTGGTGGATGAGTTGGTGGGCATGACAACGGTGAACGACGAGGTGGTGGTTTTGTCAGCGCCGAAGTCCAATACTGCCACCGATTTGTTGCTCTTGGTTAGATTGTAGATCAACGCACCCCGTGCTGTAAACGCACCTGTTGTCCAGACCACATTGCTGAAGTTTACAAAGGCTGTGGTGTCTGTGACGCTGACCGAGATGCCTGTCATCACCTGACCTGTTGCGGTGTAGCCTGTACCTGAAATCTCCCCGGTTGCTGTGTAAACGGTGGTAGTCGCCCCTATATCGGCATTGGCTGTGTACAGCGCCATATAGAAGGTGTCTGTGGAGAAATCATGTACCCCCTGAAGCAGTTGCTGCTTGAAGGATGTGGTCAGGGTCTGGGCAATGCTCATGTTACTGGAACCCTAGCTTGCCCACTGCGGTATGCATCTTGTCGCTCTAGGCCATCACCCAGACGTTTAAGTTGTGTCAGTGCTTCACCAAACTTGGTGTTATACAGCACAACCATGTCCTGTTCACCCTTCATGTAGATGTAGGCTTCAACTAGTGTCCCGTACAAAAGCACCGGGTCATAGTTGTCACTGAGCCATGTGTTTGATGCCGTGACGATGGACTCCGGGTAAGCAAAGTACTGTAGGTCTGTTGCCAAAGCCGCGCTGGGGGTTGGGCCAAGAATAAATTTTAACTCCGTTACCGTTGTCTGCGGCCCGTAGATAGCATAGTACTTGGGGGTTCCGGTTGTTGTTGGGGTAGGGTACGCCTCACGAATAAAACTAACATCCTTATCGAGCAAGAACGTGTAGCTACCATCGGCGTTGACCACCGCAAATGAATATACGGATAGAAAATCGCTTGGCGCGTTAAAGTATGGTGTACTTGCTGTTAGGGCTGTTGTTGCAGTTTTTCTAAGGTTTGGCAGTTGCACTGCGTTGTAGATGCGTGTCTCTGCCTGTGTAATAAACACATCCATGTCCACCGTAGGAAATGTATTCTCGGTGTAGGATGAGATGGCAGAAACCAACGCAGCGTAGTTCATGCCATCGGCCCCCTTGACATCAGACCTTTAGTGGCTGCACCAGTTCCACGCATCTTAATACCTGAGGTTTTAGTGCCGGGTTGTTCTCCGCTGGTGATGCTTCCAAGCGTAGCACGAGCGTTGCTTAACATGCTCATGTCTTTGCCCTTGCCGGGGTTGGCTTCAACTGTCACGGCCTTGCCAGACATGGTGTGCGGCTTTGCGTAGGCCGCTGCTTGTTTGTTGTTGATCATCTTAACCTCCGCGACCAGATTTCTGGTTCATCACTTTAGCCATACCACGACCGTACTTCATCATGTCCATGTCTGTCTTGCCACCTTTGGCAAATTTGGTCTTGGGTTTACCGGGGTGCAGCTTCCCTTCGTGCGTATGCACCATGCCTGCCATCATCTTCTTGTCCTGCATCTTGTCTGCCTTGTCCATATCAACTCCTAAGTTACTGTAACTGAACCAAGTTCCAATTCTGCCACCAAATAGTTGGGTGTCAGTCCATCATCGTTTGACCTAGACCCGCCAACCGGGTTCCAGTTCCACTGAAACACTCTACTACCTTCGCCCGGATATCCATCTACCAACAGGCCAGAAGCGTAATAACTCAAATCCCTACGTGGCTCCCGTACCGCCTGTGGGTCATCTACCGGGTACATCCCCAACTGCAACTGAGGCTGATCCGGTGTCCAGCAGGTTGGGCATACCAGCAAATTGTAAGTTTTGGTCTTGACAACTTCCTTCTTTAGTTCCTTTAGTTTGTAGCGAAACCCACAACGGTCGCACTCCGCTATTGCATTCTTGCCTGATGCAAACCTATTGCCCATGATTAATTCATAAACTGCTGTCTTGGCACAAATCGCACAGCAGCTTTCTCTCGGTCTTCATCTTGGGCCAACTGCCACGCTTCATCGTATTGCATCTTTAATACCTGCAAACGCTCCATGCCGTTGGGCAACTTGAGCGCCAAGTAGTAAGCCAACCCTGCTGCTACGCAAGGTATAAACCTGAACGGCACATCCATCGTGTCAGAGCCATCCCCAGCGTTCTGGTTCCTACGCAACCGCCAGTACACGAAGGTGTAGGTCTGGGAGCCATCAGGCGTGGGCCAGACGGTCACCGCCGGGGGATTAGACACATAGACTGCTGTGGTGCTTGTGTGCGTTGCTGCGGTGGTGTTTGCCTGTCCTCTGGAGCAAGCTGTCAGGACATTGCCCACGATGTAGCCGTAGTAGATGATCTCGCTGTCCACCTGAATATACCCGGCAGCGGCTAGTCCTATGACTGAACTCAGGGTTATGGTGGTTGCTGTGGCAGTTACCGCTCCGTTCAAGGTCAGGGTTGTAGCTGATGTCTGCCCAGAGTTGCGCTGCACCATGACCTGAATGGGTCTGGCCTGAGTTAACTTGTTAGGTAACGTAGCGTAGGTGCTGACGCTGATACGGGTAATGGTCAGGTCTGCTTGGTTGGATGTTGAGTTGGCGCTGGTACGGATGACATGCTCAAGCAAGTCCACGGTGTCTGTGGGTAGCGCGTAGGTGTTTAAACCTTGAGTCAGGGTAAACGATCCCTGCTCAATTGTCCACATGTTGATGCCCCGGTTGGCCCAATCAGCAAACATGATGTTGAGGGAACGCCGTGCGGTACGCATGTCATAGCCTGTGCGAAGCTCAGAACCCGCACGTTCAAATGCGTCTTCTATGACTTCACTCAAGTCCATGTCGAAGTTAGAGACGCCTGAAGTTGTCATTATCTGAACCCTGCTGTTTTCTTGGCAATTGCTTTAGGCTGTTTCACAAACTGTTTTCCGCTGGCTTTACCGGCTCTTTTGGCTTTGGTTGTCGCAGCGTACTCACTAGGGCTGAGGCTTTTGATCGCAGCTTCCGGTAGGTATCTTTCACCTGTTTTAGAAGACGGTTTTCCACTTTTGGTTCTCCATTTTTGGTCACCCCAATCTTTCAGGGACTGCTGCGGAGCTTTCAATCTTTAGCCATTTCTTTATCAAAAAGTTCGGCGTCAATTTCTTCGTCTGTTGCATATTTTTCTACGCCACAATCACATGGCCCATTATCATAAATAAAACACCGCTCATCATGTTTCTGTTCAATCACGGTAACCACCTCCAGCATCTTTATATCGTTTAGCCATTAGTTGGGCTTTTCTGGCTGACCATTTTCCAGCACCCGTACCCTGCACAGCAGAGGCTTTAATGCTGTTGAAAATCCGCTTACGTAGATCAGGTTTGGTGTAGTTGCCAGCCTCATTAACCTTTGACTTCACCTCCCCACCCTCTTTGTACTGAGTGAAGTCAGTGTCATCTCGGCGCTTCTTGCGCTTGCCTGTTGGCATCTTGCTAGGGTCAATTGCCCCCATGCCACGTGAGGCTCTCATTTAGCACACCTTGCAACGCGTTTTACCCCGTTGAGCTATGCCATCTGCGCGAGATGAAACTGAACCGCCCTTGGAAAACTTCTGCCCCATTTCCGTTTTAGTGGTGGGTGCTGCGTCAGCTTCCTCGCGGTATTTATCGTCCCGCACTTCTTCAAGCATTTTTTTGCGTCTATCCCGAGTTTCAGGCGTAATCACATCGTCCAAAGTTGTACCCGGACGACGGGGAACATAGTTACGCATTCCTGCGCGAGTATTACTTACAGGCATATTGTTCTCCTAGCAGGCCATGCCGCCGCTCTTCATTTTGATTTGCTTGGCTTTGGTTTTGCCTTTGGAAGCAACACCGTCAGCAGCGCGGGTAAATCCACCGGTTGCCATTTTCTTAGCGGGAGCGCCTTTTTTCTTGGCAATCATTGCCATGAAACCGGGGTTCATTTTCGTAGCCATATCACCACCTTTTGAGAAAGATTTGCCTTTGTCGGCGTTAGAGAAATCCTTACCCACGGACTGTGGGACACCTACCTTCTTGGCAAAGCCCGGATTGTGGGCTATTGCTTCCATAAACCTGTGCTGCTTCTTGCTGGAGCTTGGCATTTAGCAAATCCGACCTTTGGTCTTACCACGCTGGGCAATACCATCTGCTGACTTGACATAGCCACCTTTGGCGTATTTTTTTATTTCTTTCTCCGCGTCAACTTCCCGCATTGCTTCGTCATTTTCCATGTCCGCAATCCGGTTCTTAGAATCCTCAGACAACTTCACTCTGTCGCCATCCCCCATCTTTTTGGCAATAGCTTTAAGTCCCTCAGAACTTTCAACCATCTTCTTGCCAGCGCCAGTACGCTCATCAATCTCGCGGCCTAAACCATATCCAACTTCCCCCGCCACCCCAGCCGCCCCTAAACGTCCTGCGGAACGCAAAGTAGCCCGACCCCCAGCCTCTTGAACTTGTCTACGGTTCTGTGGGCGAGTCTCAGCAGTATCCAACCCGCGACGAATACGTTCTGTATCTGCCCTCTGAGATTCAAGCACATCCTCACGCAGGTTTGGCATGCGGTCTCTAGCATTGGTTTGCCCCGGAGAACGATACCTATATCCGGGTTTTTCAGGTTTATTAAGTCTACCCACAATATTCTCCTAGCATTTCCATCTTGCAAGAGCCGCTGCTTTGCGGGTTGGTTTGCCTTTTTCGTCTTTCATCGGCCCCGGCATACCGCTCATCCGGGCACAGAACGAATCTTTGCGAGGGCCACCTTGGGGCTGTGGAGCCTTGAGGTTGCTGCCAGTTGCTGCGTTGTACTTGGCCCTGCCCTTGGCAGTCAGACCAGCCCCCTTGGAGATCGGTAGCTTCTCGCCACGACCAACAGAGAGAACCGGGCCTTGCTTCTTAGCCATAGAACACCGTGATTTTAGAAGATGCGGGTAGCGTAACGTGTATGTCAGTTACATACAAAACACCTTCACCCGGCACTAGAACAGAAAACGCAGACTGATTGGTAGACAAATTAAACTGAAGCCGAGTAGTGCCACCAGAGCCACCATCCCTCAGAATAATGTCTCCAGCAGTGCCACCGGGCGTGACAATCAAGCCTTTAAGCCTATTGCGTCCCGACACCAACGTACCTGTAGCATCCGTATGAACCGCTTTTACGTCTGTTTGCATCATAATCAATCTCCTTTAAAACGGGGGCCAAAGCCCCCAAGATCAATTACGCCTGTGCGCTAGATGGGTTAGCAGAGCCATCGCTGTCACGGACAACATACGTCATGGTCAGTATGCCAGCACCAGAGGTGGCGGTTACGTTAGCCTGTGTAAACGTGATGATCGCGTCTGTCGTACCTACATTGCCGCACAATACGGCGGCGGCGGCAGAGTTGTTGCCGAGCAAAATATTCACAATGCCTGTGTTTGTAAACACACTTCCGTTTGCTGCTGTATTGATTGCAACGGCATTGGAGAAAAGTGCATACGTAGGCGTTGTTGTTGCATAAGCAACAGTAGTGTTGAACGAAGCGGTCAAAATCTGGGAGCCTGCCGGGATCGTAAAAGCAACCGTAGCTGCCGTAATGTCCGTGTACAGAATGGCTTTAGACTGTGTAACAACAGTAGCGCCCATGTTGCGAATGTTGCCAGCGGTGGTTCCGGTGGTGTTTTTGACCGTGCCAAGCAGCCAAGGGCCAAGGTGAGTTGCGAATCCCATGATGTAATTCCTTCATGCGTTAAGGTGTATCAATCTTGCATGTCAGTCAGCCGGGACTGTTTGATACACCGGAAAGCCCGGAGTAAGAGCAATATACACTAAAAAGAAAGGGAGCGCAAGCCCCCTTTCTTTACTTCATCAAGACGCGCCGGGGCTTCCGAAGATGCCTAGTGGGTCAGACCAGCCGAAGCTGTAACGCTCACGGGATTTGTACCGCACGTTGCCAGTATC